AGTCTATAGACGTTACTGGCCTCAACACGTAAACCAAGAAGAAGGTAAACGAGCAAGGTGGACTAACTCAGAGATTAGTTTAGATCACCCACTACGTAAGAAAGAAAATGTTCGTGATCCAAGTATATTCACAGGTGGACTCACGACATCACTAACAGGTCTACACTGTGACATAGCTGTACTAGATGATGTTGTAGTTGCTGAGAATGCTTTGACATCTGAAGGTAGATCGAAGGTTGCAAGTCAGTACTCACTACTATCATCTATCGAAGGTGTTGATGCTAGGGAGTGGGTTGTAGGTACAAGATACCACAGTAAAGACTTATACAACGACTTGATGGAAATGAAAGAAGTTCTCTATGACGATCAAGGAGAACAAACAGGTGAAGATAATATATACGAAATCTTAGAGAAGCCTGTAGAAGATCAAGGTGACGGTACTGGACAATTCTTGTGGCCTAAACAACAACGTAAAGATGGTAAGTGGTTCGGATTCGATATTGCTGCTCTTGCTAAGAAACGTGGTAAGTACTTAGACAAAGGACAGTTCAAAGCACAGTACTACAATGATCCAAGTGATCCTGATAACGTACCAGTAACTAGAGATAAGATACAGTACTTCGACAGGAAACACCTACACTTAGATAATGGTCATTGGCACTACAAAGATAGTAAACTAAATCTCTTCGGAGCTATTGACTTCGCATTTAGTTTAAGATCAAAGGCTGACTACACGGCACTTGTTCTTATAGGTGTTGACTCAGACAACAACGTATACGTCTTAGACATTGACAGGTTCAAGACTGATCGTATAGCTGAGTACTTCGATCACATCTTTGAGTTACATAACAAGTGGTCTTTCAGAAAGCTAAGAGCAGAAGTTACTGTAGCTCAGATGGCAATCGTTAAACAACTAAAAGAATTAATTAAACAACACGGTCTAGCTTTAAGCATTGATGAGTTCAGACCTAACAAACAACAAGGTAATAAACAAGAGCGTATTGCTTCGGTTCTAGAACCTAGATACGATAATCTTCAAATGTGGCATTATCGTGGTGGTAACACACAACACTTGGAAGACGAATTGTCTACTCGTAACCCACCACATGATGACGTAATTGACGCTCTAGCATCTGCAGTTGATATGGCTGTACGTCCAACACGTAACCTTAACAGGAAACGAGATAGTAATATAGTCTGGGCGAATAGCCGTTTCAGAGCAGGGAGTAGGTAATGAAAACTATTGATATTGAAAACCTTATCGATCCAGATAACCTTGCCGTAGAGATCGCAGATAAGTGGAGACTATGGCATCAGTTAAGACATCATTGGGTTGAGGGTACTAAAGAGTTACGTAACTACCTTTACGCTACTGATACAACCACAACAGCTAACGCAATCCTTCCTTGGTCTAACACAACGACTACACCGAAGATAACACAGATTGCAGATAACCTTCACGCTAACTACTTTGCTACTCTGTTTCCACAACAGAACTGGATGAGGTGGGAAGCTGACTCACGAGATGCTGCAGTAAAAGCTAAACGTGACATCATTCAGTCTTACATGGAAAACAAGGTAAGACAGTCTGACCTAATGAATACAGTGTCTAATCTTATACAGGATTGGATTCTTTACGGTAACTGTTTTGCTATGGTTGAGTGGGAAGATGGTTACACTACAAAAGAAGATGGTGAGTTTATACCGAAGTATGTAGGACCAAGAGTTTTACGTGTATCACCATACGACATTTGTTTTAATCCTACGGCTGCATCCTTTGATGACTCACCTAAGATAATTAAAAGTATTAAGTCTCTAGGTGAGATCAAGCGTATGGTAGATGCTGATCCTCGTAACAAGTATCTTAACGGTGTCTTCGAGAAGATGATGTCTGCTCGTAAGAATGTACGAGGAACAGATGGTCACTTCGAGAAAGCTGAAGGTTTTATTGCTGATGGTTTCACGAGCATAGAGCAATACTACGAATCAGACTACGTAGAGATTATGACATTCTACGGTGACATCTACGATCAAGAGTCTGGTGAGTTAATGTCAGACCGTGTGATTACTATTGTAGATCGTGCTCATGTCTTAGACAATCAAGAGAATCCATCATGGATGGGCAAGGCTCCTATCTTTCATAGTGGGTGGCGTAACCGTCCAGACAACCTATACGCAATGGGTCCACTAGATAATCTTGTAGGAATGCAATACAGGATTGATCACCTAGAGAATCTCAAGGCAGATGTCTTTGATCAGATTGCTTACCCTATCTTGAAAATAAAAGGTGATGTAGAGGACTTCGACTTCGAGCCTGGAGCTAGAATCTACATGGGTGAAGAGGGTGATGTAGGTTACATGGCTCCTGACGCTACTGCACTAAACGCTGACCTTCAGATACAAATCTTAGAGAATAAGATGGAAGAGATGGCAGGTGCTCCTAGACAAGCTATGGGTATCCGTACTCCAGGAGAGAAGACTGCTTTCGAAGTACAGACCTTACAGAACTCAGCGTCACGTATCTTCGAACACAAAGCTGCACACTTCGAGCGTACATTCATAGAGCCTATGTTGAATGCAATGCTTGAAGTAGCTAGACGTTACATGAATCGTGCTGACATAGTAAGGGTATCTGATGAAGATTCAGGTGTTCTACAGTTCTTAGAAATTACTAGAGAAGACATTACAGCAAGTGGTAAGATAGTTCCTGTAGGAGCAAGACACTTTGCTGAACGTGCTCGTAGAGTACAGAACCTGATACAGTTGTCTGCAGTGAAAGCACAAGACCCTACTGTAGCACCACACCTATCAGGTAAAGAACTAGCTCGTATCATTGCATACGAATTAGGTGAGCCAACGTTGTATGGTGAAAACATAACCATAACTGAGCAACTAGAAACTCAGAAGATGGCTCAAGAAGCAGAAATGCTTAACGAAGAAGAACTAATGGCTGCACAAGAAATGGGGATTTAATATGCCAGGAAAAGGTCAACCATATAAGAAGAAGGCTCCTAAGAAGCCAATGACTAAAAAACCAATGCCTAAGAAAAAGAAGGTAATGAAATAAATGCACTCAGCTTGGACTAAAGGTCTAAAGGGTGAGGACAAGAATAAACGCATCGAAGAAGTAATGTACTACAAGAATGCATTCGATGAGTTACAGGAAGTTATCGAACAGACTCTATATAAGAAAGATTCTGTACGTGACTACAGTCCAGGATGGGCTGAAAAACAGATTGCCGTTAATGAGTACAATGCTGCTCTATACGACATTCTAAAACTAATAGACCTCAACCGTAAGGATCAATTACAATAATGTCAATATTTGATGAAGCAAAGTCTGAAGAAACCCAACCACAGGAAGCTCAGACTACACCAGAGCAGACACAACAAGAAGAACAACCTAGTGATTCTTATTTGCAAAAGCTCGTAGAGACAAGGGGTGATAACTGGAAAGACCCTGAAGTTCTTGCTAAAGGTAAACTTGAAGCTGATGAGCATATCAAGAACCTTGAGACTCAACTCACACAAATGCGAGAAGACCTCAGTAAGCAAGACTATGCAGCCCAGTTGTTGCAACAACTAGAGGGAAAGAAGGCTTCGGCTCCCACCAACGAAAAACCTCTAGAGTCCAATAACAATAATAATGGTGGCACTAATACTGAAGGTAACACCAACCTTGCAGTGAGTGAGGATGATCTAAAAAGCCTTGTTGAAAAAACTCTAACAGAACGTGAAACGCAAGCTACTGTCCAACAGAATATTGCGAATGTTGATGCAAAGCTGCAGGAAACATACGGTACGGAAGCTCGTACTATTCTGGTTAACAAGTCACAAGAACTTGGTATCAGTGTAGAACGTATGCAAGAACTAGCAGCCGAATCACCTTCAGCGTTCTTTGCTTTGATTGGCGAAAAACAACAGACATTTAAACCCATTACTCAGGGGTCTGTTCGCACAGAGGCTGTTGGAGTTAAATCTGGAGGAGAGCGTGACTTTAATTATTATCAAACTCTTCGACGTGAGAACCGTAGCCTATATTACACACCAAAGATACAACAACAGATGATGGAAGATCGTCAACGTCTAGGTGATAGGTTCGGTGTTTAATCAACATAACTTTAATAAAGGAGATTCAGTATGTCTATGACAACTGGTAACGTGTCTCTCTTAACTCGCTCAGAGGTATGGTCTGGTGAGCTAAAAGAGATTCTGCGTGACGAGATGATGGCACAGAAGTATGTCCGTATGCTAGAAGGTTTTCCTGATGGCGATACGTTCAAGATACCATCAATCGGTCAAGCGCAAGTGGACAACTACGCTGAAGATACAGCGGTTCAGTATCGTCCAATGGATACAGGTCAATTCACATTTAGTGTTGACAAGTATCTATCATCAGCTACTTATATCACTAAGAAAGCTAAACAAGACATGTTCTATATGAACGAAATGGTTTCTCGTTTTGTTCCTGAACAAGAACGTGCTGTAATGGCACACTTCGAAACAACGACTATGGCTGCTCCCGAAGCAGGTGTATCAGCAAACTCCAACGAGACTGTCGATGGTGTAGAGCACAGATACGCTGCAGGAGGAACTGGTGCGGTTATTACACTTGAGGACTTCGCTCGTGCTCGACACGCTTTGAAGAAATCAAATGTACCTGATCGTAACCTAGTTGCTATCGTTGATCCATCAGTAGAGTACACATTAAATACTCTAACAAACCTAACAAACGTGTCAAACAACCCACGTTTCGAAGGTATTGTACGTGATGGTATTGCGACAGGTATGCAATTTGTTGCAAACGTGTACGGTTTTGACGTGTACTGCTCGAACTATCTAGCTGACGTTACTGACAGTGCGTTGCCTACATCTGCAGATGCTAATGTGGACTTCTCATCTGTTAATGGTAAAGCTAACTTGTTCTTCTCTGCAGACCCAAGTGCTTCCCCATTAGTGGGTGCATGGCGGCAAATGCCAGAGGTGGATTACGACTACAACAAAGACTTTCAACGTGATGAGTTTGTAACTACTGCTCGTTACGGTGTCAAGTTGTACCGTCCAGAGAACATGGTTCGCGTTGTATCTAAAACTAACGTCTAATTAAGATAAGGAGAAAGATACATGTCTTACAATAACACAGATGGCCTACGTGTCATCACAGGTCTTGATCAAGGTGCTGCAGTTGATGCAGGTAATACCGCCAGTTCAGAAGTAAAAACAATTGTAATTGATATTGCAGATGCTACGGCTCTAGGGTCTTCAGCTGCAACACCAGTAGCGAATGATCCATTCATTCCTGCTAACTCTTACATCACAGGTGCTCATCTTATGGTGACTACTGCGTTTACTTCAGGTGGTTCAGCAACCTTGGGAATCGGTGCGTATAACTCTGCAGGTTCTGCTATTGATGCTGATGGTATCGATGCAACCATTGCACTTACAGCCATTAACGCTACAACTAAGGCAGTCGCTTGTGACGGTGCTTTAGTAGGTGGTGCAGTAATGACTGGTGCTGCAGATGCATACATTAAACCAAACTACGGAACAGCTGCATTTACTGCAGGTGCTGCTAAGTTGGTTATTACTTACATCGAAACTTAATACTAACAGGTAGCTCCTTCGGGGGCTACCTTCTTTTATGCTCTTGAGGAATTTATAATATGGCAAACGTAAACCATTCAGCACTTTCAGACCCCTATCTTCACGAGCCAAAGGGTGCAGCTACAGCTAGTTCAGGAGATATATACTTAGCAAACGGATCAGGGTCAGGAACTTGGACATCTGCGCACCAACATGTAGATGCTTATTTAGCTTTTGATGCTGCTACACCTGCATATACTCATGCAGCTACAACTTCATTTGGAGTTATAAATCCTACATTAAGTACATCAACTACTAATGGTTTTACTGTAACTAACACACCTAATGCTAGATTAGTTTATACTGGAACTAGAGATATATCAGCTAATATTCATATTTCTATTTCTACTTCACAAGCAACTGGAACAGATCATAATGTAGAATGGAAGATTTATAAGAACGGTTCTGCTTTAACAGGTGCTCATGTAATCAGAACTATTAGTTCAGGTTCTTGGGGTTCAGTTTCTTTACTTGGAAACAGCACTTTATCAACTAACGATTATATGGAAATCTATTCTAAAACTAGTACTGCAGGTAACGTTAAATACGCATCTATTTTCTGGTCAATAAAAGGTTTACCAGTATAATGAAAAGAACACTCCTACAAATAGTACAGAATATCTTATCGGATATGGATTCCGAAGATGTAAACAGCATCAGTGATTCTATAGAAGCAGAACAAATAGCTTCTGTAGTACGTGATGTTTATCTTAACATGGTATCTACAAGGATGATACCAGAACACCAAGAATTAATGAGGCTTGTAAGTTTATCAGATTCTACAAAGCCTACACACTTTCAAGTACCTGATAGTGCGAAAAGACTTGACGTTATCAGATACAATGTAAAAGCAACTTCAGGTACTGAGTTCAGAGAAATAGACTACATAGAGCCTTTAACCTTCTTAACATTAAATAACGAAGGTGACGATATAATAACTGTCAACGATGTAAATGGAAGCACACCCATTTTAATTCGTAACGACAAGATGCCTAACTTCTACACCTCTTTCGATGATCTACATATTATAATGGATTCATATGATAGTGCAGTAGACAACGTATTAGCAGAGTCTAAGACACAGGCACTAGGACACAAGATTCCTACATTTACAATCAGTGATAACTTCACACCAGACGTAGACGCAGTTCTATTTCCGTACTTAATAGCTGAATCTAAGTCTACATGCTTCTCATTGTTTAAGAGTGGTGTAGATCAGAAGATAGAACAAGCTGCACGTAGGCAAAAGTCTTACATGCAAAGTGATATGTATAGAGTAAAGAAAGAAAACAAAAGGCCGTACTATGGTAGACGTTAACTTCGATATAAATTATGATAGTAAAACATTAAAAGCCACGTGTCCAGAAAAACTAGTTACTCCTATCCATGTAAGAAAATCACTAGATGGTTTTATATTCTTTGAGGTACATGTAGAAAAAGGTAAGGTTCCAGGAGAATTAAGTGGAAAGTATACATCACTAGATAGTGCAAAGAAAGCAATACAAGTATATCTAAACGGAATTACTCCTTCTAAAACAGTTCGAAGAGAAGCGTTTGGTAAGGACTACGAGGAGCGTAAGAAACGAAATGCCACAGAGTCTAACACAAAGGGTAGTTAATACATTTGTAAAAGGTTTGATTACTGAGGCAGGTGAGCTTACGTTTCCACCAGATGCTTCAGTAGACGAGCTTAACTGTGACCTTAGACGTGACGGTTCAAGACGTAGACGTAAAGGTGCAGCTAAAGAAACTAACAACGTACTATCTAGCTTTACAGTATCTGATTCAGAAATTACTACAACAGGATCGTGGTTCAATGTTGGGGGTGAATCAGGTCTAGAGTTTTTAGTATTTCAGAAAGGTGAAGTTCTTTACTTTTATAATAAATCCGATATACCTTTCTCAGCTAACATTGAAAGTAATTCAGTAAACTTAAATAGCTATGAGGTTTCAGGTGGTGTTGGTGCATCTAATGCTAAGTGTAGTTTTACATCTTTAAAAGGTGCTTTAATTGTAGTATCTGAGGCTATCAACCCTATTTACATTGAACGTAATAATGTAACGGAAGCTCTCACTGTAAGTCAGATAAGCTTTCGTACTCGTGACTTTGATTGGCAAGGTGACACTACAACGTATGATGAATCTAAGTCTAGTCCATCTATTCAAAGACAGTACGATACAGAGAATGCAGGATGGGTTGCACCTAATGGTGACAGTGCTTTAAGTGCATACCAATCAGCTAACTCTAGTAAACACCCTCCCCTCACACATGCTTGGTACGCAGGTAAAGACTCTACTGGTGCTTTCGATGCAGCTGAGTGGGCAAAGGTTTACACAGGTAACAGTCTCACAGGAAATGGTCACTACATACTAGACTTCTTCAGTAAAGACCGTTCTACTGCTTCAGGTATATCTGGACTCACTACAGAAGTAGAATCAAGTAGGTTTAAAACTGTAGCTAACTTCGCAGGACGTGCTTTCTATGCAGGTCTTAACAGTAGTAAGAACTCTGATGTAATATTGTTTAGTCAATTAATAGATGACTTCTATCAACTAGGTGAGTGTCTACAACAGAATGATCCTACATCAGAACAGATAAGTGACCTTCTAGCTACAGACGGTGGTACTATAAGAGTATCTGGTGCTGTTGGTATCAAAGTACTTTACGTTATAGATGCTAGTTTGTATATCTTTGCTGAGAATGGTGTGTGGCGTATTGAAGGTATCGATGGTGTCTTTAGTCCTACAGGGTTTGCAGTTAAAAAGATTACTGATGTCGGTATCGTAGATGCAGGTAGTTTTGTAGTAGCTGATGGTTCTCCTATTTGGTGGAGTAAGAACGGTATACACACTTTACAGTTTGACTCTACAAGTGGTAGACCAGTAGAAAACAATCTTACTATTTCTACAATACAAAGATACTGGGATGAGGTTCCTACTTTAGCTAAAACTAGGTTAGTATCAACTTTCGATCCTATCAACAAACGTGCTTACTGGGCATGGCCTAAACAGGGTGAAACCGTAGAATCTAAAATAAACCACATTCTTGTTTTAGACGTACCTTTGAAAGCATTCTACCCTTGGTATGTAGAGGATGAAGGAATAACCACAGATTCGATAATAGGTATTGAGTTCTTTTCTGGATTCGGTGCAGCTGCTTCTACCTTTGATGTCACTACCAGTAATGGAGACGATGTTATAACCTCTGCAGGTGATGATGTAGTATCTATTCAAACTGCTTCAGTATCTACAGGTTCACCTTCTATTATTTTAATGATAAGAGACGGTGATACAAACAAAGTAACTATGGGTTCTTTTACTGAAGATAACTTCTTAGATTGGGGAACTACAGACTATAGTTCTTTTGCTGAAGCAGGTTATGATTTTATGGGTGACTTACTTCTAAGAAAGAATGCACCTTACATTACAACATACATGAGATTAACAGAGTCAGCATGGGAAGGTAACGAAACAACTGGATACGCTCCAAACAATCCTTCTTCAATGCTAGTATCTTCTTTCTGGGATTTTAAAACTAGCTCATCTAGTACTGCACAACAAGCATACAGATTGAAGTCAATGCCAGTAGTTGATTCTGGTAACTTATTAAACTTCGACTATCCTGAAACTGTCATTACAACAAGAATGAAGTTAAGGGGTAGAGGAAGATCAATGCGTATAAAGTTCGAAAGCGAACAAGGCAAAGACTTTATACTTTTAGGTTACTCCGTTCTAGGTGGACGTAACAACACACATTAACCGCGAAAGCGAACAGGAGACTGAATGTCTTATACAATACGTGACGCTAACCATAGCGACATCTTAGATATTACGATTGCAGCCAAACTATTCTCTAAGGAAACTAACCATCCTGCTCTGAATACAATAAACCCAAACAAAGTAGCTGCAACTTTGCAACAACTATTAGACAGTGACGTAGGTTTAGTTAAGGTTGCATGTTTCAATAAAGAAATTATAGGTGCTATAGCAGGTGTAGTTTCTGAGTTACCAATAAATGATTTAGTAGTAGCTCAAGAACTTATGCTATGGTTAGACCCTTCACATAGAAACGGTAAAACTGCTCCTAAGTTAATCGATGGATATGTAGAGTGGGCAAGTAAGAAAGGTTGTGACTTCGTTAGGTTATCAGCCTTAGATGGAATACTATCAGGTAAAGCAGGTATTCTGTTTAAACGAAAAGGTTTCAAGGAAATAGAAACCGCATACATAAAGGAATTATAATATGGCTCTTTTTACTCTTATTGGTGCTGCTGCAGGAGCCGCTGTTGGTGCGGTAGTAGTAGGAGGCGCAACGGCTACTGTAATAGGTGCTGTTGCAGGTGCTGTTATTGGCAATGTTGTAGGAAATAAAGTGAGTGCTGCTCAAGAGGCAGCTGCGGCAGCTACGACTCAAGCAGAAGAACAGATAACGACTATAACAGAGAAACAAGAAGAGATAATAGGTGTTACTGAACAGGTAACAGGAATACAGACAGAACAGATAGCAGTGCAGCAACAAATAGCTGAAGATAGACAACAACAAGAAAGACTCGCTGTACGTAGGCAACGAAGATCAGCTATACGAGAAGCTCAGATAGTAAGAGCAAGGCAAAGAAATATTGCACAAGCTGCAGGTGCTGTAGGTTCAGCTGTATCAGGCGGTGCTGCATCTATTGGTTCTCAACTATCAGCTGCATTAGGGTATTCTACTCAACAATCAGGTCTTTCTGAAGAAATACTTCAAGGACAACAAAAAGGTATGGACTTGCAATCTGAAATAAATACACTATACGGTAAAGCTAACGTTCTTCAGACAGAAGCTAATATTGCAGCTACAAAAGCAGGTATGTACAGTTCTAGGGCTGCAGGTTATACACAGCAAGCAAGTAATTACATGGGATTGTTCACTAATGTTGCAAGCACAGCCTTCAACTTTATTTAAGGACTTATTGAATGGAACTACAACAGCCTATCGACTACACTGAAGATAGTATGGCTCCTATCGATGAGGAACTAGGTGAAGTAGTTACTCAAGAAGATACTGAGCAAAGCATACAAGAAGCATTCATGTCTACAGGTCAAGATGTTTCTCCTTCAGAAGCTAAAGAGATGTTGTTTCAGAGTGCTAATCCTATAGAAGCTTTGATTCGAGATAAGTTCTACACTGAGGAAATGCAAGCTGAAGAACTCGAAAGAGCTTACAAGGGTGCTGAGTTAAAATCAAATGACTTCTTCGATAATCCTGACTTCTTCTATGAGCAAGCTAAAGGGTTTTCTAATGATGATGTAGGTGCTCTAGACATACGTGCTGCTATTAACTCAAGGATAGAACAAAGAATCTTAGAAGACCTTAGTGCTCAAGAAGAGACAGGTGTTTTAGATGCTATCTTAGACTTCGGTGCTTATGTTTTACGAGAGTCTACAATAGGTGTGCCTGAAGCACTCACTGATCGTACTGAACGATTAGGTACTCAACTTGTATTCAACAAACTGAACATGAAACCTAGTGAATATAAAGAGTGGTTTCAACAAACAGTCGATGAAGTTATGCAGGAAGGTATTCGAGATAACGATGCTAACAAGATTGATTGGTTGAAGAGTGTTGTTGAAGGTAACGGATACGACAGAGATTCTAATATAAAGAAAGCGTTTGCTATAGTAGACTTGATAGGTCTAGGTGAACTAGGTACTGTAGGTTTTAAGCTTGCACGTACTGCGTCTAAACCTACTACACGTATTGGACGTATTGCTGAACTTGAAGGGCCAGAGCAAGCTGCTAGAATTGGTGAAGGTATTGCTCTTCGTAACATCGATCCAGAAGTAAGTGCTGATCTTGGGCCTAGAGTTATAAATCCACATGCACCTAAAGTCGCTACACCTGAAGGTTGGTATTCTCGTGCTCTAAAAGAGAATCAACTAGCAGACGATATAGCTTCTATCTACAAGAGTGGGGCTATGGGCCGTATTGTAGATCAAGATACTATACGTGCATCTGTGTCTTCTACAATATCTAAGTTTAGACAGAGAGTTGATAACCCTGTATACAGATCAGACTTAGAAGAAACAGGATTCGGAAACTACACAGTAAACATACAGTTAGGTAAAACTACTGATGGTACACCCTACAAACCAACACCAAGAGGTGAACCGTCTGCAGGTGTCAATCGTTTAGCTGAGAAGACAGGCGGTGAAGTAGTTGCAGTTAAGAACTCTGCAGGTGACTTACAAGGGTATGTTGTTCAATTCAGAGAGAACATAGATTTATCTAAACAAGTAGCTGCTATAGACGCTGATGAACTTCTCAAGATGGAACGTGGTGTAGTTAGGAATACTCTAGGTAGGGTTTTCGGTAATACTCTTATGGGTTCTACTGCTCTACGTGGTGTTGACAGATTAACTACACTAGCTCAGATGGGTGAGTCTGCTCAATCTGCAGTCAAAGGTGTTTTTCAAAAAGAAGCAAAGAAGATAAATGCTCTTGGTCCTAGTGATCGTGCAACACTGTCTTCTATTGTAGGTAAACTACGAGATGATCCAGTAGAGGCTGTTAGACGTGGATGGTACAGTGAAGAAGAGTTTACTGTACGCTACGCAGAACTAACAGGAAAGCAACCAAGTCAGAAAGTCATAGATGCTTACGATGCAGAGGTTGCTATATCTAATACTGCAGCCGTTATTCGTGCTAACAACATCATGCGTACTTATGTACAGAAAGGATACCGCGCAGTAGAAATGCCTGACGGTATTCGTGTACCTGCAAAGACTACATCTACATCTAAAATAGGAGCAGATGAATACATTCTAGACTTGAACGATAATGTTCGTCTTTACAAGAATGAGATAGACGAAGGGTTTGATGTATGGAAACTAGATCGTGATGATCTTGGGGTACGGTATGTGACTAAACCAAGAAAGGTTGACGCACTAGAACCACAGGACGTTATGGGTTTCAACGCAGGTGGTCCTCGAACTAACCCTAATGCTAACTACTTTGTAGTACTAGGACGTGAAGGTAGATTCCCTAAAGCATTATTGACAACATTCACTGATGCTGATGCGAAGCTTGCAGTAGATCAGTTAACAGTTTTACAGAATGCACTAAGAGACGCACCTGAAACTATTGATGATGTCTTAACTGCTAATAACGATTGGAATCCTACGATTACTAATCTAGATGAGTTACGTAGATTCTCAGATGAAAACAACTGGGATTTAGATGAAGGTCTTATTGCCTACAAAGAACGTAACTCATATGTACAAGACGTAGATGCTGATGATGCTACGTACAGAATGGCATTCTCTGATTACGTAGAGAAAGAAGCATCACGACAAGACAGAGTTCTACCTGAGTTCGGTGGTAAGAAAACGTACAACGTTGATCCTATGGATACCATAACTCAACAGTTTGGAACAGCCGTACAAGAGTTAGCTAATCACGCATACACATACAATGCTATGGTAGGTTGGGTAAAGAGAGCACAGAAAGCAGGAGTCAACTGGCTTCCTAAAGGTGTATCGCCTAACGATTATCGTACACTGTTTATGGATGCAAAGATAACAGGTAACACTGCATTCGATAGACGTATGAAAGAGATACGTGATATTGAGATGAGGCGCATGGGTGTCAAGAGTGCAGCCGTACAGACAATGGAAGACTTAGGAAGACAAGCTTCTGAGTATGTGTTCCAAAAGACTCACATACCTACACGTCTAGGTGATCCAAGTAATGCTCTACTAAACATAGGGTATCAATCTGCATTTGGTTTCTTCAGCGTATCTCAGGCTTTCGTTCAGGGTTCTCACGCTGCTACAGTTATGGCTATATCGCCGAAGCATGGTTTTCGTGGTGCGAGTATGGCTTTAACTATGCGTAGTTTGTATCACAATTCTCCTGAAGTAGTAGACTTAGGTGTAAAACGTTTATCTAAATACTACAATATGCCAGAAGATGAGATAAAAGAAATCATGGAGTATGTCCGTACCTCTGGACGTGATATTATAGGTGCTGAAGCAATCGAACAAGGTACTGGTGTATCTTACGGTATCTCTGGTTTCCAAGGAGAAAGCTACAAACCATCACTGCTACGTAAAGCTTGGCTATCTACAAAGAAAACTGCACGTCAGGGCTTAGACTTAGGTTTGATACCTTTCAACCAAGGTGAACGATTAGGAAGACTTACTGGTACTTACACTTCTATCTTAGAGTTCAAGGCTAAGAATCCTGGAGTGTCTATCCTAAGTGATCGTGCTCGTATGTGGATTAGTAGACGTGACCAAGATTTAACATTCAACATGACTGCAGTAGGTAGACCTCAGATTCAAAGTGGTCTAATGCGAGTTCCTACTCAGTGGTTATCTCATACATTCAGAGGTATGGAGTCTGTGTTTGTAGGACGTAACTTCACTAAAGCAGAACGAGTACGAATGTTTGGAATCCTGATGCCTTTCTATGGTGCTGCAGGGTTTGGTCTTACACATGCAGCTGACTCTCTAGCAGACTACTTCGGTATAGAACCAGATAGCACTAAATTCACATTATTAAAATGGGGTGCGATTGATGCACTTACTGACTACCTCATGGAAGACACAGACGGTAGAGTTGGTACAGGATTAGCAGGTAGACTAGCTCCTGCAGGTGCTGTTGTAGAGACATACCGTAAGATCAAGGAAGGTCAGTTTGTTGAAGTTATAGGTGGCCCTTC